AAAACCTTCATTTAACCTTGCATTAATATATTTTTTAAATAATGCTTTGCTACTAAAGCTTCTTCCAGTTATTTCATTAAACCAACTAATAAATTTATCGTAATCAAATCTATCTTTCTTATTCTCTTTATCTACTTCACTATTTATATTATTAATACTTGTAATATTCTCTTTGCTTTTTTGAACAATAGGGTCTTGATCATTTGTACTATACCTATTGCTTTTTTGAGCAATAGGGGTAGAAACTGGATAAATTTTTCTTGAGATTATTTCTTTTTTGTCATTTCTCTCAATTTCAATTCTTATATAGTTCTTTTCTTTTAAATGAATTAGCCAATGTGAAACAGTTGTCTTCTTTACATCATACAAATCAGCTAAATAACCATTACTTGCTGTGCAATATCCATATTTATTTGCCAATGCTGTAATTTCACTAAATAATAATTTTTCATTAGCTTTAAGTTCTTTGTCATATCTAACATCAGCAGTTAAAATAGAATAATAATTAGGTTTCTCTTCCATATTTATCACTCCTTTCTGTATTCAAACAACTCTCCTGGTGTAACATCTAGAACTGAACACAACGTATCAATCGTATCTAGCTTAATCATTGACGTTTTATCGTAATAAAGTTTGGTTAAAGTGCTTCTTGAAATTCCAGTGCGTTCATGAAGTTCCTTTATCTTGATTCTTTTCCTACCCATGATTGTGGATAAATTGTTAATAATCATATTTGCCACTCCTTAAAGGGCTTCTCACCCTTTCGGCAGTCTTAGCTTACTGGCTCTTATAATTCCCTTTGATTCCTATCTTCTTAAGTGTTTCAACGTCTAACTTGATTCCATCAACTGGAACATGATAGAGTTCTGCAAACTTCTCAGCACCTAGCTGATGATAATTCTCATGATGTGTTCTACACAGTGGCATTACGTGCTTTTGTGTATGGTCTACTTTTCTTCTATCAACGTCCATTCCCACCGTATCTAGGTGATGAATGTCAGCAGAATCTCCACAAACTAAACATCTTCTATGTCTGCAGCACTGATAGATAAAATACCGTTCCTCTCGTGGCAACTGTTTATAGCCTTCCTTGAAAGGCACGTTCCACTCAAACATGAAATCAATTACCAAATCTATCAGCACGTTCACATCACTTACACTTGTTTTAGAACTATCTGCCAAACTGATCTCTTTGCCTGTATACGCTGAGTATTGAAGATAGAACATATCCTTGATGTACTCTTGTGGCATAACAGACCATTGAACTATGTCGTTAATAAGTGCAAAGAATAGTCTTCTCTGCTTTGCTCTAAGTTTTCGTCTATCTGCAAGCTCCCAATCAATATAGAATTCATCCTTAGAACCACTAACTGTTTCTATGTGATCTAAATTAAGTGATTCAACTGGCTTGATTGCCAGCCATTCCTCTTTGTTATGAAAAAATCTATACGCTCTAGACCTTTCCATTGGCTACACCTCTAAAATGGCAAGTCCTTATCTGGAATATCTATTGTTGTTGAGTTCTTTGCAAATGGATCAGTATTTTCCAATGTAGTTTGTTCAAACGGATTCGTTATTTCTTGTTTTGATTGATTAGAGTTTCCAAATGGATTTGTGCTTGTTTCAGTTGCTTTTTTAGTCCCATTTGGTCTAAACACTCCATTGGGTTCACTCTTTTCTTTAAGCTCTTGTTGTGTCTTAACAGTTAGATGATAATTGCCATTATTTCCTTCTTCCCAATCAACTGTAATATTTAATTGCTTACCTTTGATTCCATTCACAAATCTTTCTAAAGTCATATTGAAGTTAGTACCATCCGGAAAACCTAAAGCTGCAGTCAACGTGTTAAATCTTTTCAATGAAAGTTGTGTAGTTTCTTCTGAACTTTCATCCCATACTATGTTGTGCCACTTAATTGCTCCACCAGCATACTTACCATCTAAAACCTCGTAATCAAGTACTGCCATTTCCTTACCTGTCTTAGACTTCTTAGCAACTGAGCTATCCATAATCTTTACGTTATAACTTCCTGCTTCTTCTACCATCTTTCCAAAAACATTACTTGTATTGCTTGTAAATCCAAAACTCATTTTATTTTTCCTCTACTTTCTTTTCTTCTTTTGGTTTTAATAAATCTTCTGCATGTATCAAGGTTCTATCATCTATCCTGTTTTTACCTTGATTACCTTGCTCAGGGTCACAATCTATCCATCTGCTATCATCTTTTTTGTAGATACGACCTACAAAATCAAACATTGATGTAAAAGCGTTAAACGTCTTATCGTTCATATCTGGGCTAAATCTACCATTTCCAAGACTTCCACCATTATCAATTTGATGTGCTGTTGCTAGTACAGTTACCTCACTGTTTCTTAAGTACATTCCAAGTTGTCTAAACCACAACTGCAACTTCTGGTAATTCTGTCGTCCATCTTTAGAACGTCCATCAATATTTTCTAGCACTAGATTTTGAAGTGCTGACATATTATCTAAGCAAATGACTTTATATTTTTTGCTCTCAACTGCTTGTATAATTGTTTGAAGTACTAGCTGTTGAACTTGTGGAGCGTCAGATTCTTCAAGCACTGCCACATCAGTATCTTCACGTCCACGGACAACATTAGTTGACATATCGAATGAAAATAGAAATTTTTTCCCTTTGAATAAATTTAAAAGGCTTGTTTTTCCTGTGCCACCAGCACCATACACAAAATATTGATGTGGTTGTTCAGGTATTTTTCCATCAAAATATATCTGCAATTCTTATCACTCCTTTGGTTTATCTTTGCCCCACATCCACACGCTATCCTCGCTAACCTTTTCAGCTAGTTTCATAAGTTCATAGTCTTTTTTAGTCATGCTTAGTCCTCCGTACTGATTACAATTTTGTCTGGTTGTTCTTGAATTTGGACACCATCAATAACTTCTCCAGTGTTAGTATTTATAACCTTGTTTCCAACAACTGATAGACCATCTAAGCCTTTCTTTGCTGATTTTTTGAATAGTCCCTTTTCTAGCTTAGGTACATTTGTTACAAACTCAGTATCTTTTAACACATCAACTAATTTGTTCTCTTCATAAATCCAATTATCTTGTTGTTTCCTTGATGATAAAGTTCCATTAGGACTACTAAATTTAAACTTAGAGTTCTTAGCTCTTTCATTGGTAAAGTATTCCTGTAGTAAACCTTCAAAATATTCTTTAGATGCATTAGCTTTAGAGTTCTCGCGCTCTAACCATTTATCAACACGTTCATGGTTTTCCTCTGCTATTTTTTCATTTTGCTTGATTAGTTTATTAGCTTCTCTCAGCTTATATAAAGCCCAATCTGCTTTTTCTGGACTATCTACGATAAATCTATCTTCTTCAACTTCTACTTGTTCTAATTCTTCTATTTCAGCCATCTCATTACGCTCCTTGCTTTTGTTCTAATTGCATTTTTAACAAGTTCATCATTACCCTAGTTTTAGTCTTATCTTCTTTACTCAAATCACCTTTATTAACACAATAGAAACTTTTAACTAACTTGTATCTATCTTCTACTGTGTCTACAAATTTCATAATTTTTGTTATATAATAATAACTAGGTTTTATATTTTTGTTTTCAGTGGCGGCAACCACTGAATTTTTTTGTTCTGCCACAATCTCACCTCCTTTCATGATGTTCGTCTTCATCGCCCCAATCAAAGAATGTTCCGTCCTCAATGGCTTCAACCATTGGATACAGCATCAACCCCACTAAGATACCTACTACAAGCATTGATAAACTAATCATTTTCTTTTGCCTCCTCATCTTTGCGTATTTCCGTTAAAGCCACTAGTGATAAAACAAACCAAGCTACGAAACCAGACCCTATATATAAGTGACCCATTCCAAAACTCAAACCACTAAAGAAAATTGCTGCTAAAGAACTTAAATTTATAAAACCCTTACCTGTACTATTCATTTCTCATCATCCTTTCTCTTCCAAAGCCTATACAAATCAACACAACCTGCGTACACTATGCACGCTAGGATTCCATAAATGCACCAAACATTACTGCTCATCGTTCCAGATAGCCCTCCTTATAGCCATTTCGATTTCTTTATCGATCTTGACTTTTGACAAGTCTTCAATGATGTTTCCATTTTTGTCATAATTGATTACTTTGAATTTTCTCTCTTCACTCATCTTTATCACTCCAATTATTGAATTTATCCTTAGCCCAACTCACACCGATGAATACAACGATGTAAACTAGGCAAGCGACCAAAACCGTTAAGATAGGTTGCATCTAGTCAGCCCCCTTATCTTTGTTAGGTTCAAGATATAAGTCTTGCATTCCTAGCAAGTCACACATTGAATACAAGGTTTCTCTGTACATTTCCTTGTAATCGTCGATTGTGGAGTCAACACCATTTGTTTTCATCGTTGCTCCTTTTTCACTTAGTTCCAACATGAATTGGATAGCTTCTTTAACTGTTTCAAATTCCATTGTTTATCTCCCCTTAAAATAGATTTCCTTGAGCGTTTGCCTTTTCGATTTCATCTTTAAGCTCAAATGGTGGATACCAATTGTTGATGTATTCTTTAGCTTCATCAAATCTCTTCATTGGAGTATCAACATATTGATTTACATCAAAACAATGTCGATAAGATTTAAATAATTCGTTGTAGAGTTTTGAACGTAAGCTCCTGTTTTGATATGAATTACTTTCGCTACCACCACAAACTTGAATGATTTTCTTGTTTCTAGCTTTTGTTAATTCCTTATTTCTAGGACTGGTTAAACCAGACAAATTCATTAGGAAATTAACTTTTTCATTTTGTTCTTCAATCTTCTTATCTTGGTCTTTCATGACGCTATAAAACATTGTTGACATCTCAGCTAGATTTGTTGGTAATCTAAATTGCGTTTCTTCTTTAATTTTCTTTTCCATTTGATTAAATGCTTCAATGTACTTAAGCTTGAACTCCATAGCTTTTGAACCTGTATATCCCATTGCTATCAAAGTGAACCCGTCTCTATTCATAAAGTAAATTCTTCGATTACGTCCGTATGAGTCTGGTTCATTGCTTTCAAAAAACATCTGTCCAAAATTGGACACATCTTTTAAAGCATCAATATCACGTAAAACGTGTTGATGTTTCTTTTCAAAAACTTCTGCCAAAGCCAAACTTGTTGTAACGACTTGCTTGTCGTGCATGATTACTAATTCGTCCATTCCAATTCCTCCTTATTTAATTCTTAAATCTGAAATGATTTTTAAAATGACTCGATTTCCTCTAGGCGTTATCTTTCGCCCAGTTAAAAAGTCGGACATGTCTTGTTTCTTGATACCGTATGTAACGGCTAATGAAGTAACTGAAATGTCATTTTCTTCAAGGTACTCCATAATCTTTTCTCTACCTGGCTTTGTTTCTGGCACTTTAATCACTCCTTTCTTAATTCCTACCCACCCACCCTACTAAGTAAGTTTTGAAGTAAGCTTTAAATAGAACACTTTTTATGAAAAAATATTGACTACTAGCCCACAATAATGTACTATTAAAGCGTAGTTAATAAGCGCAACAAATAAGGCTCATAATCAATCTTGGCGGAAATAATTATGCTCATATCGTTGCTTATTAACTGACAACTTAACTTACAAGAAATAGTATATACCATAATAATGTGATAGTCAACAAAATATCCCATTATTTTATACTTTTTTCTTGTCTAGCTTTTTGGAAAGGACGATATTGCTGTTATGACAATACTTGAACGTATCCAGGAGCTTGCAAAGAAAAGAGATATTACTCTAAAAGAATTATCCTTAGAACTTGGTTTTAGCAAAAACTACCTATATTCTCTAAAAACGCAAGCTCCTTCTGCTGATAAACTATCGAAGATAGCTGACTATTTTAGAGTGTCTACTGATTACTTGCTTGGCAGGTCTGATGATAAATACGACTTGTCACCACAAGAAAAAATTGACATAGGTATTGAAGCTGAAAAAATGATGAAAGGATTGAATGACGAAGGCTCTATAAACTTTTATGGAGAGCCAATGAGTGACGAAGATAAAGAAGCTACTTTATCAGCTCTGAATTTATTAATGACTATTAATAGAAAGAAAACTAAGAAAAAGAAAGATATGAATTAGGCGGTGATTGTGTGGCATTAAAAGATGACGTCAATTCATTAATTGAACTTTATGGAACTTGTGACCCAGAACAGATTTTAAAATGCATGGGTGTAGCTATCTGTAATACAGACTTACTACCGCCTAGCACTTTAGCGATGAAAGTTACAAGTGACAAGGAAACAACAATAGGTATTTTAGATAGTTTGTCTGAGCATACTAGAAAATTTGTTTTAGCTCACGAACTAGGACACGTTATAGAACACGCTAGTTGTTCTACTACATTCTATAGGTCTTTTACTTCTGGCTATGATGTGCCTAAGATTGAAGCAGGAGCTAATAGATTTGCTTTCTATCTGCTATTAAGTGGCTTTGAAATAAATGAGTCGTTTAATAAGTATGATTTCGTTAGATCTTATGGCCTGCCAGAAGAACTAGCTAGGTTTGTGAGTGTTTAAAAAATAATACATAAAATAAAGGAGTAATTAGTTATGATTTTACCAGTTAGAATATTGATGTTTTTCCTTATGTTAACCATTGCCTATTTCATATTTAGATGGAATAACAATAACTCTAAAAAGAAACGTTGGTATGCATTAGCTATTATATTTGCTTTAAGTAGTTTTGGTGCTTTAACAGATACTCCAGAAGCTAGGCATCAAGAAGCAGTTGAAAGCAGCAAAGCAGAAAGCTCTTCAATTAAAGAATCGAAACGTAAGGAAAGTATTTCGATTGAAGAAGATGTAAAATCTTCAAGTTTATCAGAAAAAAAAGCTAGTTCTATCAAAGCTAAGCAATCATCTACTAAATCATCTGAAAATAGCTCTAAGAAAATTCCAAGAGAATATATTTCTGCTTTAATTAAGGGTCAAGAATATGCTGATAGAATGTACATGTCTAAAAAGGCTATTTATAATCAGCTTACTTCTGACTATGGAGAAAAGTTTTCTTCTGACGCTGCTAATTATGCTATAGCTAACATTAAAGCTAATTGGAATAAAAATGCATTGCATAAAGCTAAGGAATATCAAGAAGAACAAAACATGTCCCCTGATGCAATATATGACCAATTAACTTCAGATTACGGCGAACAATTCACACCAGATGAAGCTAACTATGCAATTCAACATCTTGAAAAATAAATAGCTAAAGGAGTGGATTAAATGTCAAAAATATGTCTGATAGATAATGAAAAATTAGGTATGATGGCAAATTCATTTAAAACTAAGGACGGTAATGTTTTATGTGCAAAACATGCTGAAGCACTTGGACTAACTCCTAAAGATGTTTCAGAATCATCAACATCAGATATTAAAAATAGTTTCAACGATTTAATGAATGCTATGAAAAAATTCAATATAACGGATATAAACCAATTATCAAAGAATGAACGTAAATCTTTAGCTTATTTAGCTAAACGAAATCTAAACAAACTATCTCCAGATATCTATAAACAAGTTGAAGATATTACAAATCAAATAGCAGGTAATAGATTAATGCTATTAGGTTTAGGGTTACAAGGATCTACTCAATCTCTAACCCCTTCTTATTTAGCTGCTATCCTAGAACAAAATTGGATTTTAATCAGACAAAACGAACAAATCATTGAACTATTAAAAAATAAGAAATAATCTAAACCCGTCGATTTCGACGGGTTTAAAATTTAAGGAGCGATTTTATTATGAAAATAGCAATCTACACTAGAGTATCTACTATGGAACAAGCAGAAGAAGGATACTCTATATCTGAACAACAAGATAAACTCAAGAAATATTGTGATATTAAAGATTGGAAAGTTGCTAGAGTGTATACAGACCCTGGGTTTTCTGGATCTAACGTAAACAGACCTAGCCTTCAACAACTGATTTCAGATTGTAAAAATCACATGTTTGATGCTGTTTTAGTCTACAAACTTGACCGTTTATCACGTTCACAGAAGGATACTCTATATTTAATTGAAGATGTTTTTAATAAAAATGGTGTTGATTTTATCAGCTTGTCAGAAAACTTCGATACATCTACTGCTTTTGGCAAAGCTATGATAGGTATTCTGTCTGTATTCGCACAATTAGAGCGTGAACAGATAACTGAGCGTATGACACTGGGACGTGTTGGACGTGCTAAGGCTGGAAAGGCTATGAGCTGGTCTAATTGCCCATTTGGATATACTATACAAAAGGAAATATATGAGATTGACCCTTTTAGAGCTGAAATTGTTAAACGTATCTATAGAGATTATCTAGCGGGTATCAGCATAACTGCAATTAAAAAAAATCTAAACGAAGAAGGACACGTTGGAAAGGATATTAACTGGTCTTATCGTACAGTTAGACAAATTCTAGATAACATTGTTTATGCTGGGTATATCAAATATAAAAATGAAATTTACCCAGGTTTACATAGACCTATTGTTTCATTGAGTGATTATAAAAAGGTTCAAGCTGAACTTGAAAAAAGAAGAATTACTCAAGCCGAATTACACAATCCACGTCCATTCAGAACTAAATACATGTTATCTGGCTTAATGAGATGTGGCTATTGTAATTCCGTTTTGCAAATTAAAACTATTATATACAGGAACGGTAAACGTTCACACAGATATAACTGCCCAAGTTCTAAACCACATAAGAATAGTCCTTATAAAAGACACGACTTTGATTGTGGTTTTAAATTTGTCAAAAAAAATAAAATTGAAAGCTTAGTTATCGATGAAATTAAGAAATTACCTTTAAATATGGACAAAGTTATTAATAGTCAAGAAAATAAAGATGTTTCTAAGGAAATTAAAGCTATCAAAGCAGAATTACAACAAGTAGAAAGGAAACAAGATAAAATAGTTGATTTGTACCTGTTGGATAACATCAACGTTGATGAACTTAACAAAAAGAACGATGAATTGAGTAAACAAAAGGAAAACTTGCAGAAGAGATTAAATAGTCTGACTGACAACAAAAAGAAAGAAAAGATTGAAGATTTCATCAAGAATGCTAAAGAAGCTAAAAACATTGATAAACTAGATTATGAGAAACAAAAAGTCATCGTTAGAAACTTAGTTAGTGGTATCAAGGTATTTAACGATAAGGTAGAAATAAATTGGAACATTTAA